CATTGAAGGAATTTAACAGTTGACATCTTCATGTGTTGTTGGTATATTTAAATCATCAAAAACATGGAGATGTCCAGATGACCTACTTTGTATTGGTAATAACATCTTTTAATTTTCTTACAGATACCGTAGAAATTTCTTCGGTAGATTATCGATTCTCTACTTATGAATCATGTCAAATTGCCAGACATATTAGTTTGGATACTAAAATTAATCGTTTCGTAATTAAAGCTGAGTGTGTAGAAAAACCATAATGATGAATAAATCTCAATATGAGAAATGGCTGAGGAAGCAAGGATTGCTTCCCAGTCAAATCAAAGAAAAAAGAAAATCTCTTGGTAATCCTAATTCAATACCAAATTATAAAACTCCAGAATACTATAGTCTGTCAAATGGTATCGGAAATGGTACTAAAGAAACAGATATGAGTAAATCCAAGTTTTGTAATGAAAACTATGCAATGGTTCCACTTTACAATAAAGGACCTATAGGTGTAGTTTCAAAGGAAGATTTAAAACAAGGAGCAGGAAGAAAAATATGAGTCTAGATAATATGATAGTTATCGCAAAACTTAAATGTTCTGAAGAATTAAATGATGATAGTTGTTATAGGGTAGCCATTGTTCATGCAATCGAGAATTTAGATGACCCATGGTATTTTTATCATGGATTTAATAAACAAACAGAATTTCCAACATATCCACTTGCACTAGCATATGCAAATAAATTGGAACGAGATAATGGTTTGACTGAATATGGTATCATTCATTACAATAAATATGAAAAATACTTTTGGAAAGATATTCATAAATTAGCTCAAGTACATCAAGTGAAACATCTATTAACACAACCTGAGGTTCATCATGATCAAACTTATTACTAGAGAAGAATGTTCATATTGTGATCAAGCAAAAACATTGCTAAAACAACACAATCTAGAATATTCAGAACTTCAAATTGGTAAAGATATTGAAAGAGAAATGGTTCTTGAACAATATCCAGGATATAAAGTACTACCAATTGTTGTTATTGACAATAAGCCAATTGGTGGTTATAATGAACTTCTAGACTATATTTTTCCACCTTTGAGACTGGAGAATCCGTGATGACAAATAAACTCGAAACTTTCCTAACTGAAAAACTTCGTACAAGTGTTATGGAAATCCATTTTGAAAAAAAAGATGGTACATTTCGTAAGATGCTCTGTACACTAGCTGAATCGAAAATTCCTGAAGATAAGATTCCAAAGAATGAGCAATCATATTCATCGGAAGCAATTCGGGTTTTTGATCTTGAACAGGATAATTGGAGAGCATTTAGATGGGACAGTCTGATTTCATACAATGTGAAAGAAGAAAACGTATTCGTCTAGCAGCAGCTGCATATGCTTACGAATTCTTGAATGAATCAATCATATCTGATGCAGAATATGATGAACTTTCCAATAAAATCAATCTAAATATAAAAACTGGTAACAAGAAACTAGATTCCTTTTTCTCAAAGGAATTTAGTTCTTATACAGGTCAATGGATACATAAACATCCTGAAAAAGAAAAATTAGTGAGAATTGTAAACATCATAAGGAAATCTAATGACGTGGCGAAATGAAGTGAATCAAACATCTATGGGTGGAACAGAACTCATGATGGAAAAATTAATCTCAGAACTTGGTGAGGATGTTCTCAAAACATTTCAAATTATTCCATCTAGAGTAAGAGAACTAGATGAAAATAAAATTCGGGTATTATGGTGTCATGATTTACCACAAGATCCAGAATCACATCATCTAAAGAATGGTGGCTGGAGAAATTTTCATAAAATTGTATTTTGTTCACATTGGCAACAACAAAGATATCTAGAGGAATATGGAATTCCTTGGGATCGTACTTGTGTTATGAAAAATGCAATCGATCCTATTGATGTTGATTTAGATAAAAAATTTAATACAGAAAAAGATTCGATTCGTTTCGTATATCATACTACACCACATAGAGGTTTAGCGCTTTTAGTTCCAGTTTTTGATAAACTATGTGAACAATATACAAATATTCATCTTGATGTATTCTCATCATTTAAAATTTATGGATGGGATAAACGAGACGAACAATTTCAAGAATTATTTGACCAAATTGAAAACCATGAAAATATGACGTATCATGGTTTTGTTCCTAATCAAGAAATCAAAGAACATTTAAAGAATGCGGATGTTTTTGCATATCCAAATATTTGGCCAGAAACATCTTGTATTTCATTAATGGAAGCAATGTCTGCAGGATGTCTTTGTATTCATCCTAATTATGCTGCTCTTTATGAAACTGCATCAAATTGGACTTTTATGTATAATTATATTGAAGACCATAATAAACATGCAAACTTCTTTTATAATATGATGGAACAATCTATCCATGTTTTAAATGAAAAATCAGATTCCCTAAAAATTAAATTGAAAGGTCAAAAATCATATGCAGATCTTTATTATAATTGGGAAGTGAGAAAAAATGAATGGTCAGATCTTCTAAAATCACTAGAACATCTTCCAAGACCAATTGAAAAAGATACTACAGAAGAAATCTTTACATATAAAGTAGGTTAAGCTACTGATATGATTAAGAAAAAATTACAGTTGACATTTGTTTGATATCATATATAATGTTCTCAAATGAATGAAGGAACCATATCTATGGCACGTAAAAAAGCTTCTAAACCTAGAAATACAGAAGCAGCAATGGTAGGACCAGAACCAGAATTTTCTGGTCCTATCTCACGAACACAACTGATTTCTAATTTCAACTGGTACAATTATACATCAGATCAGAAACGAATTATCCCCTGGATTACAACTTGGATGAAATCACAAAAATATTCATCCAAAGATATTTCAACTGTTTCTAAATCATCCAGCAAACAATTGACACAAACCATTGCATCCATTGCTAGGATGTTAAATCGTGGTTTGGTGGATGATGAAATGCAATCAAAACTTGAATCATGTATTGAATCAGTTTTGAATGAAACCCCTAGAAAAATAGTACAGGTCAAAATAAAGAAAACTGAATCTCACAATGAACTTATTGCAGAACTTGATACCCTATTAGATGATTTTTATTCTAATGGGTATAAGGAATGTGATGATATTAGTTCGATTGTAAAAAACAAATCAAATAAATTCTACTCAGATGCAATTGTATATTATTCTGAACTTTTGAATGAATTGGTATCAGATGATGAAGAAATAAAAGAAGGATATAAACATCTAAAGAAAATCGAAATGAAACGATATATTTCTTTGATTGAATCTATTCTAGTTGAACTTGGTCAACAGAAACAGAATCAAAAACGACAAAGAAAACCACGTGCAAGAAAAATCAAATCTGTTGATCAAATTGTATCTAAGATGAAATATGCACAATCATCTGATGAATATAATATTGTTTCCATATCACCAATTAAGATTCTGGAATCATCTGTTCTATGGTTGTTCAACACAAAAACTAGAAAACTCACATGTCTCATTGCAATTGAAGGACAGAAGTTTTCAGTAAAAGGAACAACTATTCAAAACATTGATTTGGACCAATCTTATACAAAAATGATACGTAAACCAAATGAAATTCTACCGATGGTCCTTATGGAACCAAAGAAGCGATTGGATAAACAAATAAAGGAATTGAGCACAAAGGAAACAGTTGCTAATGGAAGAGTAAATGAAGAAACGATTCTAGTAAGGGCATTCAAATGAGCAATGTAATAAAATTTCCAAAATCGAATAAGAATGAACTACCTTCTTTAGATGAAGTAAAGGAAAATATTGAGATACAAAAGGTAAATCAAATTGCAGAAGTTTCAGGTGTTGTTGCTGATACTGCAATTGAAACCTTGATGCAATGTGGTTATGATTTTCCAATTGGAACAAGAGCAGAAAAGGATTTCTGTTTAATGGTTGAAGCTATTCGTTCAATGGTAATGAGGTATCATGATGAACACCACATCCTACAAGAATTTTCTGATAGTTGTTTTGAAATAGATTATGTAAATGAATCATTTGTTTTTATTCCACCAAACATTAGAATTATCAAAGAATTGGAAGATGAATAATGCAACTTTTAGATCTTAATCAGGCAATGTATTCTACCTTTTTTGTTTCTATTGGTAAACATACTAACATTGCAATTGAAGAACCATTGATCCGTCATATGGTACTGAATATGATACGTGCATTAAATGTAAAGTTTCGTAATGAATATGGAGAACTAATCATTGCATCTGATTCTAGAACATATTGGAGAAAGGAATACTTTCCATATTACAAAGCTGCTCGAAAAAAAGCACGAGAAAAATCGGATTTGGATTGGACTTCTGTATTTGAATGTATGAATCGTATCAAGAGTGAACTACAAGAATATTTTCCATATAAGTACATTGAAGTATCTGGTGCAGAAGCAGATGATGTAATCGGAACTATTTGTAATTCAATTGATGATGAAAAAATTCTTATTATTTCTGGTGATAAAGATTATCGTCAATTACATAGATCAAAAATCAAACAATATGATCCAGTGAATAGTAAATTTTTGTATGAGGAAAACCCTGAAGAATATTTACGAACACATATTATGAAGGGTGATGTTGGTGATGGTATTCCTAATATAGCAAGTGCAGATAATTGTTTTGTTATTAATGAACGTCAACGTAGGGTAACTAAAAAATTGATAGATCAATTTGAAGAGATTAGAAATGATGAATATCATAAATATTATAGGAATTTCATTCGTAACAAAACATTAATTGATTTGAAAGAGGTTCCAGATAATATTCAAAATGAAATTTTAGACAAACTTGAAATTTTAAACACGAAGGACAAATCACAACTGATTAATTATTTTTCCACACACAAATTGAAAAAATTGGTTGAATGTATAAATGATTTTTAAAAGGTATATCAAATGCAATTAATGGTTTCTGAAATCTTAGAACAAGCATCTAAAATTAATAGTAGAAAAGAAAAAATAGAATTTCTACGTAAGAACTATAATAAAACATTACATTTCATTCTAGAACATGTTTTCAATCCTAATGTAAAATTTCTTCTACCAGAAACAGATCCACCATACACACCTATGCCAACAGGTGAAGGTCAAGGTATGCTTTATTCTGAAGCAAGAAAAATGTATTTGTTTCTAGAAGGTGGTAGAGATGATTTACCACAATTTCGACGTGAATTGTTGTTTGTTCAATTTTTAGAATCTATTGATCCTAAAGATGCGGAGTTGATATTACATGTCAAAAATAAAAAATTACCATACAAAGGTATCACAGAAAATTTAATTAAGGAGGCTTTCGGGGACTATAAAAATGGGTAAATCAAGAAAACGATATGAGTCATCATATGATGATAATGAATCAATACATGAGAACAAGCATCGTATCAAAGAAAGTATTGAACGTAGGAAAATGAAAAAAATTAAAAATGCGTTACGTTCGAATAATGTTGATTATATTATGCAACAAGAGGATGAATATTAATGCCAACTTATAAGTTTCTTGATACCAATACTGGTAAAGAATTTGATGTTTTTATGTCTATATCAGAACGAGATGTATATTTAAAAAATAATCCAAATCTTAAACAACTAGTAAATGGTTTTCCTGGCATGGCTGATCCAACTAGAGTAGGATTAAGAAAGCCTGATGATGGTTTTAAAGATGTATTAAAAGAAATTAAAGGAAAGCATAGGAAATCAACCATTAATACTTGGTAAACAATACGGTAGGAGTATATGTTACAGCCAAAAAAATTAACAAAAAAACAAAGACGTGTACTCAGACAAGAAGGAGTCGAAATTAGAACGGGAATGGGATTATCTAAAATAACACCCTTAACCCAGAATCAAAAAAAAGCATTTGATGCATATTTTGATGACAAAAATCTAATGCTCCATGGAACAGCTGGAACAGGTAAAACATTCACTGCATTCTATCTTGGTCTTAAAGATGTAATGAATGATAATTATGATAAAGTCATTGTAGTACGTTCCGTTGTTCCATCCCGTGAAATGGGATATTTACCAGGAAATCAAAAAGAAAAAGTAAAAGTATATGAAATACCTTATTACTCTATCTGTTCTGAATTGTATGGTAGAGGCGATGCATATGAAATCCTAAAACAAAAAGAACAAATTGAATTCATCTCTACATCATTTATTCGTGGTATTACAATTTCTAATTCAGTTGTCATTATTGATGAATGCCAAAATATGAATTGGGGTGAACTGAATACTATTCTAACAAGAATAGGTGAAAATTGTAGAGTTATTATTTGTGGTGATACTAAACAATCAGATTTAAATGAACGTGATGGAAAAAATGATTTACTGAAACTGATTAGTGTTTGTAAAAAATTAGGAACATTCGAATTTGTGCAAATGACAAGAGATGATATAGTAAGATCTGGTTTTGTTAAATCATGGATTATAGAATGTGAAAACCAAGGACTTTAAAATGTTTAAACATGAATTGCTCAAACAATATCCATTGAAAAGAATTGATACTCAGAATGGAAGGTTTTATCAAAATGAACAAGGACAACAATTTGAATCCGTAACATCTATTCTCAGTAAATTGAATTATGAATCATTACAGAAATGGCGTGATAAAGTAGGTGAAGATGAAGCTAAAAAAATATCTACACAAGCTTCTCGTAGAGGAACTGCAATTCATGAGTTATGTGAAAAATATCTCTTAAATCAAGATTATAAAAAAGGAACAATGCCTTTCAATCTAGATAATTTTAAACAAATCAAACCTTATCTAGATAGTAATGTCGGTACAATTTATGGTATAGAATTAATGATGTATTCTATCAAATATAATTGTGCAGGTACAACAGATTTAATATGTGAATGGAAAGGTGAAAAATCTATCGTGGATTTTAAAACTTCACGATATAAAAAAACAGAAGATAAAATTCAAGGATATTTCCTACAATCCTCTGTTTATGCTCAAATGGTAAATGAATTATATAATATTCAAATACCAAAATTAGTTATAATCATGTCAGTTGATCATGAAGGAGTTTTGTTATTCGAAAAAAAAGTGGATACATATAAAAATCAATTGCATGATGTATTCATAAGGAATAGATAAATGTTTAAAAAAATAGCATTTGCAATGATTGTATTAATTTTTAGCTCAATCTTTGCATTTGCAAATCCACCAAGTTTGCAACCTATACCTAGCATATGTATGGGTACAAAATATCTATTGAAATTTATCGAACAAAATGATATGCAATTGTTAACTTTTGGAAGTCACCCCGAAAATAAAATTTCTATGTTGTTCGGAAACCATAAAAATCAATTCATGATGGTTGGTATGGATAATAAAGCAAATGTCGCTTGTGTCTTTCATTTGTTTGATGCAGAACAGCCACTAAAATTACCTAAACCAAAGACTGAATCATTCTAAGTTGTTGTTCTTATTAAGATAATTTAATAGTTGACATTTCATATTCATGCGTTATAATGATATCAAAATTGAGGTTATGAAATGCAAATCGTCGTTACTGGAACTAATACAAAGATTTCAGAAGATGAACTAATCTTTGCTGTCAATGTCATGTCAAAACAACTGATGTCAGGTCATTTACTGAAACATCTGTTTATTGACATCATATTTGGACCAATTTCAAAATTTCATGGATTATGTGATACAAATGAAAACAATTCAGGTAAATTTCGAGACTTTGATATCTACATAAGAAATTCAATGTCTCGAAAAAACCAATTATGTACACTTGCTCATGAACTTGTACATGTCAAACAATATGCAACAGGTGAATTAAATCCATATATCAAAAATAAAAAGCATCTTCAATGGAAAAAAAGTATGGTCGATCTTGATAGTGTAAATTATTGGGATCTTCCATGGGAAATTGAAGCACATGGTAAGGAACCAGGACTATATAATCACTATTTGAGATCTCTAAAAGAACTAAATGATTGACTCTTTCTATTCTCTGTGGTAGACTACAGTCATAATAGAGAAAGAATTAAGAAAATGAAGCATCCTAATGAATACTTCCTTGGCGAAAAATTTGATTTTTCAAAGTTCAACAAAGGAAAAGACGCACCAAACTGGAAACGATTTGCTCACATTCTAGCGAAAATGCTAGAAGATAAATATGGTCAAGGTAGTGTTATCCTTGAACATAAATGTGGTGAAATGCGTTGTGGTATGGGTAACAAGATTGTTGATATTTACATCAAACCAATTAATACATTGGTAGAGTGTAAATATCAAGAAGTTCAAGGAACTGCGATGAACAAAATATCTTATGAAGTAGATACACTTCAAGATATGATTGAGGATTATGGTTTCTCGCAAGCATACATTGTTCTCGGTGGTTCTTTCCCTTCTTGGGAGAGAAAGAAAGATTACTACACTTCTGAAACTATGGTTCAACGTCGAAAACATTATGCACCAAATGTCCATATTAAAAAGCATACTGATTTTATAAAGGAACTACAACTAAATGAAGAAGCCTTTTCTAAAGTGGACTGGAAATAAATTTAGACTTCTTGACAACTTGCTGCCTCTGATTGGTTCACCAAAAACATTCTGTGAACCATTTGGGGGCAGTTTTGTTGTTTCATTGAATGTATCTGCAACTCATTACATTCTAAATGATTATAATAAACACTTAGTAAATGTATATAATCACCTACTCGAAACACCTTTGTTTATACAACAAACAAAAGAATATTTCAAACCTGAAAATAACTCATCTGAAGTATTTTATGAGGCAAGAAAACAATTTAATCAAACAAACGACAAAGTATTAAAAGCTAAACTGTTTGTTTACTTAAATAGGCACTGTTTTAATGGTATAACAAGATTCAATAATAAGAATGAATTCAATGTTCCGTTTGGTAAATACAAAACAGTCAAATTTCCCGAACAAGAACTTAATAAGTTTAAAAACTGCTTTGCTGATAAAACAATACACAATAAATCATTTGAGTCAGATGACCTATATGAAAATCTTCAAAAAGGGGATGTTGTATATTTTGACCCACCTTATTATCCTATATCTAATACAGCAAATTTCACAAAATATGCAAAGGATGACTTTACTATACAACACCAAAAGAGATTAGCCGAGTTAGCTAAATCATTAAGTAATTCAGGTATTAAAGTCATAGTATCTAATTCGAACATTCAGAAATGTATTGATTTATATAAGGGTGCTGAAATATTTAAGGTTGATATTTATCGTTCAATTGCATCTAAAAGTCAAAGTAGAAAAATGGTCAAAGAAATTATAGCAGTTTTTTAAAAAACCACTTGACAACTTCGAAGTCTCGTGCTATACTCTTCAGACAATGAAGAAAGGATAAACCTATGAACTCATATCATCCTGACAATTGGGTCATTATCAAATTTGATGGTCCCGATCCGCACTATCGTGTTCTTGCAGGTTGGTCTGGTGGTTATACATCTGGAACTTCTTGGAAGCTGAATAGTGGAATAACTAAAGTAGAAGACCATAATGATTTCTATAGATTTTATGGTTCTTCAGGTTCTTACTATGACTGCAATAAAGAGTCCTATATGCTGCGAATGAACAATGCATATATATGGAATCAACTGAAAGAACTACATGG